TAGTATTAGATGAGAACGATGAAAACACCGGTGTTCCTCAAATTTTCTATCCTTTTTTTCCTTCTCACTTTTCAATGCCTGTCAAGCCAGGCGAAATTGTGTGGGTTTACTATGATTTCCCCGTAGGCCAGGGTTCGATAGGTGAAACCGGTACAATTGTCGGCAACGCAATCAGAAGAAACATAACTGCTTCACCTAAAAAAAATCCTCTCGCTGTTTTAGAAAAGCGAGAAGTTGCTGGGCTTAAAAATATGGGACAAACTTCAATATTTAGAAAAGCAAAAGTAATAAACGTTCTTTGTAATTACAGAGCGTTGGGTGAATCATATAAAAGCTTTGGAGAAAGCAATTTAGGCTACTGGTTTTGCAGGGTTTCTGGATCACTGTTGTCTGAAGATGTTAATGCTACCAATCTTGAAAGAGACATTAACGTTTTGCATGCTGAAACACTTAACGACATGTCAACTGCAGACAATTACTCACCCACCGTTGTTTCAGGGACAGGTCGAGAAGGAGGTGCTATAGGTGCAGGAGGTAATGCTGAATCAGCTTCGCTATCGATCAAAGCCAGCTATGAGTCTTCACATCAACCAGTCCCTATGGTAAGTAAACGCCCCGGTGACTTCGTATTGCAAGGATCGAATAATGCCTATATTCTTATAGGTGAGTATTTGAACGTGAATGATGAAGTCAATAGAATTAAAAATAGAACAGGCACAATAGACATAGCATCAGGCTTAGGGCAGACAAACAAACCCCCAATTACGACAAATTCTATTGGGAGTAAAGAAGTAAATAAGATGAAACTAATTGCTGACGTTAAGGAAGGTAATGCTAATAAAATTGGAATTCCTGATTACGTGACCGATTTAAGCAGAGTTGTAGTAAGCTCCCAGATACCTGTTGACCACATTTTTTGTAACCCAGAAACATCAGGCGCATCTAGAAATATTACATTTCCTCTCAATGATGTCAAAGCAGAAGGTAGAAGTCCTGAATCAATTGATAATGACACAGATGAGAAGGCAGAAATACCTCACACTTTAGTTGATGGAGGTATAGACAGTGAGGTTGATAATGTTGCTGCTGTCGCAGTAAAGTCAGACCATGTGAGAATTGTAGGCCGAGAATCATTACGATTCATGGTAGAAAGCGATCAAGGCGAAAACACAGCACCTGAAATTATTCTACATAGAGATGGGAATATCTATATAAATCCAGGTAAGGACGGAGAAGTCTACATAGGTGGCGGCCCAGATGATGCACAAAACAATATCGACCTAGGCCTCTCTGATTTAGTTCTGTATCCGGATTCTCTTCCAGCTGGTGTAGGATTTGTAGGTGAAAATGCTGTGTTTTCAAAAATTCAAGGAAGACATTCAAAAAGAGTCAAAGTCTTTAAGGATAAGTCAGGAGGCGTAGTGTAGTGGCACAATTCTCAGGAATAATGAGCTTAGATATAGATGCAGCTGGAGGTCTAGTTCCTGCACTAAGTACTACACTAATAGATTCTTCGCTATCAAGTTTAGACGACTTAGATCCTACATTAAAAGATCAAGAATTGTTGAAGTCAATTTCATCTACCTCAATACAGAAAATTTTAGAAGAGGCTTTGGTCGCACCGTTCCAACCAGTGTTGTTTTTTGCTGACCTCATAGTCAGTTTAATTTCTGAAAGTGAAACTGACATGGTCTTGACCTTAGTTGAAAAAGTTGCTGAGATCGAATCAAAAGTAAGCGACCTTATTGAAATTGCTCTGTCGCTACCTACACTTCCTCAAAAAATTATAGGACTGATTTTAAGTGACTTAGAAAAAAATGCTGCACCGGTTTTTGAAAAGATGGGTTTAAATCTAGATGAAATTTTGACCAACTTTACAATGATCGAAGAATTCTTGCTAAGTTTAATTCAGAAAGCAATAGAATCTGTAATTCAACCCGTCATAGAAAAGGTGACACAAGACTTGATACTCTCAGTATCTACCGCCGGCGCAGGTCTAGCAGCTAATATAATAGCACTAGCAGCTGATATTGCAAGTCTAGGGCCCGTTGATGCTCTATTGAAATTTTTAGGGCTTCCTTCAGTCACAGACATTGCAAGTGAATTAACAGCAGGGATTATATTGGCTGTCAAGCCCTTAGAAGACTCTGTTAAGTCAACACTTTCAAGCGTGTATGGTGAAGAAATAAATGATATAAGCGATCCAAAAAAACTTTTTGATAAAATAGTCGCTTTCGTGAGTGACAAAATATCAAATGCACTGCCAGAAAACATATTTATGGGAGCCATTAGTTTTGTCATGATTCCTGTTAAGGCAATTGTGGGCTTTATAATGTTTATTATTTCATCATTTCTACCGCCTGGCGACGAAGGGCAAAATTTAGAATTTTCATTTCCTCCACTAATTTGAGTAAATGATAATTAAATTGCGAACATTCCTAGAGGTGATTTGATATGTTTAAAAGCTCCGGAAGAATACATGCAGATCTGCTTGCAGAAATTAAAGATGATTTAAATGTAGATCCTAGAAATTTAAAGCCAAGAAAATCAAATCAAAAAAAGACTGAATCAGATAAGTTAGGTTTACTTGGTTTTGGTTTTTTAACACCTTTGCGCACAGGAGATGAGCTTTTCAAGATGACGAAGTCACTCAAGGCACAAGTTACAGACAATATTAAAAATTTGATAAAGACAACTCCCGGTGAGCGACTGGTTAATTGTGGATTGGGAGTAGGGCTCGCAGATTCTTTTGATTTAAGTGATGAATTAGCTCAAGACGAAGTCATGCAAAAAATAAGAGACCAGGTCGCGAGATGGATGCCTTTTGTAAAATTAAATACAGTTGAATTTTTAAATGCAAAGCCAGTAGACAAAGATTTTTTGAATAAACAAACCAATTCATTTGATATGATAATTAATTACGATATCCCACTCGCAGGCGTTGCTTCAGAGGATGTTAATATCACTGTTTCATTTTGAGGTAAAATATGGATAATGTCAAAAGAGAAAAAGCTGCAATTGAAGACGCTGATGTTGACAAAATTGTAGATAAAAAATTGACTTCTAATGCTGATATTGAAATATTAGCTGATTGGGCAGAACAAATTCTACTTGATCAAGGAAAGTAATCATGGATAATGATCTCAAAAACAAATTTAAAATAGATAAAAATTATTCATACGCAGCAAAAGACTTTAATGCACACAAAAGAAATTTGTTAGATTATGCAAGAAATTTTTTCCCTAACAAAGTACAAGACTTTAACGAAACATCAGTCGCTGGAATGATGTTAGATATGGCAGCTTACGTAGGCGATGTCATGAATTTCTACCTAGACCATCAGTTTTCTGAGCTTAATCCTGAAACTGCCGTCGAGGTACAAAATGTTCAAAGTCACTTACGAAATGCCGGAGTAGAAATTTCAGGAGCTTCACCTGCAATTCTATCTGTGACTTTCGGATTTGTAGTTAATGCTGAATTAGTCAACGGAAATTACGTCCCCAAAGCGTCTGCTTTACCTATTATACAAAAAGAGACACGACTCAATTCAACTCAAGGTGTAGTTTTTTCTCTTATGCGTGATTTAGATTTTGGAGAAAAAGATCCAGACGGTCATCTAATCGCAGATGTTGTAACAAATACGACAGATGCAAACGGAAATCCGTTTAATTTTTTAATAAGGCGCGCCGGTGTCTGTGTTTCTGGAGAAGTTAAATCAGAAACTTTTGCAATAGGAAACACACATGTACCTTTTAGAAAATTGACACTTTCTGAGAAAAATGTATCTGAAATAACGTCAGTTGTTGATTCTGATTCTAATGAGTACTATGAGGTCAAGTCACTAACACAAGACACAGTCTTTAAGACTTATAAGAACGTGAGAGACGATAAATTTTATTCACCTGAAGGTTTAGAAATTAAAATGGCTCCCAGGCGGTTTGTAAAAAAGACAAGCTTGGTCGATAGAACAGTTCAAATTCAGTTCGGATCAGGCGATGGTTTAAATTTTGAAGATGGAATACTACCAGATCCGTCAGAGATGAGTTTACCGCTTTACGGAAAAGACAATTTTACTTTTGCGTATATTGATCCTAACTCACTTATAAATTCCAGAACTTTGGGAACTTCACCTAGAAACACAGTAATAACTGTAACTTATCGATATGGGTGAGGATTAAACCACAACATAACAGCGGGTAGTATAACGAGTGTGCAAGATTTAAGAATTATCTTCCCTGGTAACCCTTCGCTTGCTGATGCTGATCTTGTAAACAACACGGTAGTTGCAACAAATCTTGAAAAAGCATCTGGTGGGTCTGAAGCCTTGACAATACGAGAGTTGAGGTCTCTAGTACCTGGCTTTAGAAATGCTCAATCAAGAATTGTAACGAAAGAAGATTTACTAGCAAGAATATACACACTACCTAGCAATTTAGGAAGAGTATACAGGGCAGCTGTGAGGCCAAATGCAAATAACCCTCTAGCTTCAAATCTTTTTATAGCAAGTTTGGACAACAACGGTGACTTGACAACATCGAACGATACACTAAAACTTAATCTTTCAAATTACTTGAATGAATTTAGGCTTTCAAATGAGGCAATTGATATTCTTGATGCAAAAATACTTAATTTTAAAATAAAAATATCAGTTGCCGCAAAAGCTTCAACTTTTTCAGAACTTGTAAGTGCAGAAATTATCACGAAGCTCACCAAGTATTTTGATATAAAATTTACTCAAATTGAAAAACCTATTAATTTATCTGATGTTTCAAATATTATTTTAAACACGCAAGGAGTTTTATCAATAGAATCAATTAAGGTAGAATCAATGTCTGGGCAAATATCTGGAAGGCAGTATGGATCAAGCAGGTTTAATCCACAACTACTTACAAAAAAGAATATTGTAAATTGTCCTCCAGGCGGTATTTTTGATTTAAAATTTCCAGAATTTGACATAGAGGTAGTAGTAAGCTAATGATACTTCTTTTAACTGCAAGCCAAGACACGTATATAACAGATAAGATATTTAACAACCGCTTTAGAGTAAAAGACGCCAATTTAGGAGCAGCCGCAACTCTAGACTTGTTTAAATTGTACGGAGAGTCAGTATCCGGATCTGATTCGTCCCCCACAGAATTGTCGAGAATATTGATTAAATTTGATACAACTCCTTTGCGCAATGAGCTTTCTAACATCAACATATCTCACAGTAGTTTCAATTGTAAAATCAAGCTTTTTGATGTTTATGGTGGCCAAACATGCCCAAGCAATTTTAAACTTATTGTTCACCCTTTATCTAAATCTTTTGATGAAGGATTAGGTATTGACGTAAATTCTTTTCAAGACATTGGTTCATGTAATTTTATAACGTCGTCCTTCTCCTCAGGTGAAGTTCAAAAGTGGAATGCAGAAGGTGCATCTAACGAAGGGTTCTTAGGTGACAATGACTTAGATATAATAGGTAGCGGTAACTTAAATGATGGTTTAGGTGATGTGTTTCTGTATGCAGAACAATCATTTGAAACCGGTGTCGAAGATCTGTATGTTGATATTACAAAAATAATGTCTGCAACTATGGCAAACATTGACAATGATGATCTTATTCCTGACTTAGGGTTCAGAATTGCATATTCAGGTTCATTTGAGACAAATCAAAAATCTTATTTTGTTAAGAGATTTGCATCGAGACATGTATCTAATCCTAGAATAAGACCTAGGATCGAAGTAAGATACAACGATTCAATGATCGATCACACGTCGGACATGTTCTTCGACATGTCAGGATCTCTATTCTTAAGAAACTTTGAGCGGGGTACCCCATCAAATATAAAATACCCAGATGAGACAGACGTTCTAAGAACGCTAACTGGTAATGAGTGTATGACACTGAGGCTAGTATCTGGTGAATTTGAGAAAACTTATAAGGTGTCTCAAGCAGTAAAAAATGGCATAGTGCAAACAGGAATTTACACCGGTTCTATATT